ATAGATTTGCCCAAGAGTATATGGCAGATTTCCGTAAGCAAGAAGGGCTGGTATATAAAGAGTTTAGCCGAGAAAGACATATTTACGAGAAAGACCCCGAAGGAATAGTAGAAACGATAGCAGGAATAGACTTTGGCTTTACTAACCCGTGCGCCGTATTAAAAGTTTTAAAGGATAAAGACAACGGATATTGGGTAGCCCACGAATGGTATAAGACAGGGAAAACAGACGCAGAGGTAGCTGATTATGTAAAGATGATGGTATGGGACGCAGTTTACCCTGATCCTGAAAGCCCCGCCGCTATAACAGAATTACAACGCAGATATTTGCCATTACGAGAAGTTGTTAAAGGAAAAGACAGTATAAAGAACGGCATAAACAAGGTAAGAGATTTATTTAAGAAAAATAAGCTGCATATACACAAAGATTGTATAAACCTTATATGGGAATTAGAGTCTTATGCTTATGACACTGATAACCCAGAAAAGGAAACGCCCATAAAGGAAAACGACCACGCACTTGACGCTCTGCGATACATAATAGGCAACGATTTACCCGTAGAGCAACATTATTTCCCAGACCCAGAAGATGAATATGTCCCCACTAACCCTTACGAGGGAAAACTATGAACATAGACTTATCAAACAAAGCATTTCAAGCCTTTAAGGAAGGAATGAAATTCAAGGAAAAGAGAATGAAAGAGGGAAACATTAACCTTGAATATTATAATCTTAAACAGCAAGACGAGAAGGTAGGATTTCTTTCAATTCCCACAACTGATATGCACAGTTTTGTGGAAGATTATAAATCCCGAATGCCAAAATTGAATATAAACTACAAAGCTATAAAGAGTTTGGCAGATGCTGATGCGGAAAGGAAAATTAATGCTTTGCATAAAAGAGATAGTTTGCCCCAATTTGCCGATTATGAAAGCGGGAATAGGGCAGTTAACCACTACGCCACGATATACGGAGTAGGAATAGCAAAGGTTTGGAGTGAAAGTGTTAATGGATATAAACACCATTTTGACGTGGTTGACCCTTTAGATTTCTTTTGCCAACCATATGGAGGATCTAACCTTGAAACCCATAAGTATTGTGGGGAAATGGGTATTTACCTTACAAAGACACAGTTGGAGAAAGGTGAAAAAGACGGAATTTATAAAAATGTTAAGGATTTAATTACAAAGATAGGAGAGTCAAGCTATGCCAATAGGAACGATTACGATAGCGAGTATAAGAAAGCTAGATTTCCTGGGACTGGAACTGATGTGTATAAAAGTCATTTTGACGAGCTTTATCACTTTTTTGAGATTGACTATGAATATGAAGGCGACAGATATTACGAACTTATTGAAGTAAACACAGGAATTTCTATTAGACAAGAGAAATTGGTAGATATTTTTGCCAGTGGATTATACCCTTATTGCACTTGGTCACCTTTAGAGGATAAACATAATTTTTGGACATTAGCCCCAGCTGATGTTAAAAGACCGACTGCCATTTTGAACCAAGAGAACCAAAATGCGTATATAAACAATGTTAGGCAGTTAGTAAGACCATATAGAGCATATAAGCCAGAAGCCTTTGATCGCCCACCTAAATATATACCTGATGGGTGGTTAGCTATGAAAAAAGGTAGCAATTTGCCTATAAACGATGCCGTGCAAAGGATTGATGTCGTTGATTTGACTGCTTCACTTATTAAGTTTAGCGAGTATTTAAGACAATCTAGCGGACTTGATACTGGAGTAACGCAAGGAATGCAAGGCGAGAGTGAAACAGACAAGGTAGGAATTAACGAAAGGAATATACAACAGGCTAACAAGAAATTGATGTATTCCAACGAGGCGCATAACAATTTTGCCATTGAAGTAGGCAAACGCTGGCTATACGGCGCACGAGAGAATTTAGATAACAAGACTTCGGTTAAGGTTTTAGGGGCTTTAGGACTTGAAACCGTAAAAGTATTAAAGACTGACGCTGAAGTTGAGTTTGACATTGAAATTGAGGATTTAGACAAGAGAAACCAATTAGACGAGATTAAAGCCCAAAAGACTTTAGCCGCTTTAAATCACCCCACTGTTTTACAGAATGGAAACCCAAAGAAGATTGAAGAAATTGTTTTGAAACTGGGAGGATTAAACGATAACGAAGTAAGCGAGATAATGGACATTGATAATTTTGGTGAAGGACAATACATTGAGAAAGCAGAAAATGTATTCCAACAATTCATTGAAGGTTCTACACCTGAACCATATAGAAACGCAAACGCTATATTTTGCCAAAGATTGCAAAACCTTTTAATGGATAACAAAGATAAGATGAAACCTAACTTAATTGATAAGGTTCAGAAATACATTGACTTTCACACCAAGATTGCGACTGTTAACGCTTCCATTGAGGGACAAAGAGATTTGCTTAAATCACAGATACAACAAGCTAAACAGTTTTTACAAAACCCAGAAGTAGCCACAGGCGCACAACCTATAACACCACAACAGCCTGAAACTCCACAAGAACAACCAGAACAAGAACAAGCAATATTATGAAAGACTTAAAAGACAAATTTAACGAGATACAAAAAAAGGAGTTAACTGACTTAGAAAAGGAAAGAGTTGCCGAATTACAAGCAGAATACCTTAAAGCCGTAGCGTTAGAGGACATAAGCAAGATAGAGATTATAAACGGCATTATATCGGAACTTTCATTTTCAGTAGAGAAACTTGATAAGGAATTGTTAGAACAGACAGTTAGAACTAATGAGGATATGCTTGAAAGAGAGCATTTAACAGCAAAAAAGGTCGTATATTTAGATATTCTAAACAAATTCTCTATTCCCAATATTGATTGGATAGAAGAAGAATTAAAACCTTATGACGATAAATAAAGAAGATTTTGACCTTGTTATTATAAACAAGACTAATGGAGAGCTTATTAGATTTTTCCAAAAAGGGCTTAAAACAATAGTAAAAGACGCTAAATGGGGCAAGAAAGATATTTTGAAAATAATTACTTACCACGAATTTGAAAAGAACAAATCAAAGATAGATAAACAAATATGCAAGAGCCAAAACTTGAAAACATCAATAAAGAAGAAGTCCTTAAAAGGTTCATCAAAAACTCCGAAGAAGACTACTTTACCGACAAAATAACTGAAAGATGGATAATAAGCCTAGATAAGAAAGATGAGTTAGCGTTAGGAAAGATACAGATGAAGTTAAAACAACAAAGGTCATTATTAGAATTTTTATACGAACTACAAAATGAAAAAGACTATTAAGATCAAGACAATAGTAGAAGAAAAGCCCATCAAGATTAAAAAGATAGTTGAAAAAGCACCCATTGAGATACCCTATACAGATAGTTTTTCTTATTTCTTTGACGGAAACCATTGCATAGTTAAAGAAGGCAAGGTTATAGGCAGAGAAAAAGAGGAAAAGGTAGCTAGAAGAAAGATAGATCAATTAAACAACTTGTAATTTAATTGGGATAGGCAACCCATAAACCTAAGGCGAAAGCCACAAGGGTCATAACACCTTATAAAAACTTATGGATACAAAAAAAGATTTGCCAACAGATATTTCTAAACTTCCCAAAGAAGAACAAGAACTATTTGAGGTAGAGGGACAGGATACCCAACCAAAACCAGAAGCTGAAAAGCCAAAGGAAGAAGTAAAACCTGATGTTGTCCCTAAAAAGGAAAACAACAGCGAGAAGGAAACTCCTAAACCAAAAAAACCAGATTTTGTGGGCGTTCCAGTAAACCAAGCTAATGCTTGGAGAAAGGAAGCCAAAGAGTTTAGAGAAAAGGCGCAAACTCTTGAAGCAGAACTGTTAGCACTAAAACAAAAAGCGCCTGATATTTCCAAGACTGAAACTGATGACTTTATATCAGAATGGGGCAAGAAATACGGTTTAGAAGGTGAAACACTAACTCCATATAAGGAGTTAATTGAAAACGCCATAAAACCTTTCAAAGCCAAATTGTCTTTATTAGAAAAGTTTGAAGAAAAAGCAAAGGAAGAAAGTCAAGCCAAAGAACAAGAAAAGGCTTACAATGAATACTTTGACAATTCATTTCAAGACTTTGAAGACGAGATTAAAAAAGAACATCAGGATATTTCAGAGGCGGAAATGTTGGTAATAAAAAATAATTTAAGGTTAAAGATAGAAAAAGAAGGACTGTATCAAACACCTATCGCCCTTATTTATAAAGCTTATCCAGAATTTCGCCCTAGTCCAAAAAAGAAAACTATTGAGCCTTCGGGTAAATCTTACTCCAAGCCAATAGACAAAACAAGCGAAAGCGATTTAGCCGAAGCGCTAGAAAAAGGAGATATAGACATAGACGAAGTTGATAAGATAATGGTTAAAAAGGGTGGCGGTAGATTTACGACACGGTCTTAAAGACAATGTCAAATACACTAGATCCACTTTCCCCAATTCCTTTTGCAAAAAGGATACAAAAAAACTTAAACAAGAAAGCTGTTTATACAGATTTAGCCAATTTTGATGTCCTCCCTGGACTTACTTTTGGTCAAGCTGTTGACCGCCCTTATATTTCAACATTAAAGGGACAGCTTTATAGCCCTGATACAGCTTTAATTAAACAAGATGTAACAGGAACAACTGATCCAATAACTATTAATAGGCAACCATCAGTTTGGTTTTTCCTTGATGATAGACATAAGAAACAAAATTCTTATGACACAAGAAAAGAAATTGCCGAAGAAGTAGCAAAGAAAATTACTACTTTCCAAGACGCAGAATTTCTTTCCAAAGTTTACGAAGCTACTGACGCTATTGATGACAGAGATATGTCAGGTGGCACAGCCAGCGACCATTTCACCTTAACAGAAAATAACATTGATAAGTTATTTAGATTAGCTCGCAAGGAGTTAAGACTTAATGATGTTGAAGATGAAGGCGATTGGTTTGTAGTTTTGCCCCCATCAGCAGAAGGCTATTTATGGCAAAGAGTTTCAGATAAGAACTCCGCTTTTGGAGATGCCTCATCTGAAAAAGGATTTATGGGAAGATATAACGGCTTCAATGTCTATATTTCCAATAACCTTTGCTCATCTGCTCGCTGGACACCAGCTAATAACCCAACAGACGGTGACTATATCACCATTGGAGGTATTAAATTTACCTTTAAGGACACTATCGGCACAACTGCTGGTAATATTCATATTGGTAGCACAACTGCCGCAACACTTGATAATTTAGTCGCCCTTATCAATGCCCACGGAACTACATCAGACTCTGGTGTTAGCAATGTTTCTGTATCAGACGCTGATAAGCTAACAATGCAATCTTGGTTTGCTGTTGACGGAACGACCTATATCACGGTTTACATTGCAGGTGGTTCAGAAACAATTACTGTTACCGCTTCTGAAACTAATGACCCTTGGTCACACGAAATTTGCCATATTTTCTTTGGAAAGAGAAAATGCGTTGATATGATTGTGCAATCAGATTACACAATTGAGGAAGGCAGAGCAGTGGCTAATGGTAAGATTGGCTCAGAGTTTATTTCAACTATCCTTTATGGTTGCGATACACCAGTAAAAGGCAAAGAAAAAATGGTTGATGGTTTAATGAGCATTGCATAATAAAATGGACATAAAACAAACTATACAATTCGTTATAATTGCTTTAGTGGTTTCCATTTTTACCAATGTTCTAATGCCAGCGAAGATGATCGAAAATTTGGGAGGGAATACTATTCACCCACTTATTGAAGACTTTGTTGCTGGTATAAAGGTTAATGGAACAACATTTATAGACTCAAGCAGAAATGTAGCGGCAGGGACTATAAGTGGAACTACGGGAACTTTGACTGGCTTAACTGTGTCAAATACCGCAGCTTCCACATCTGTTACCTTGGGAGATAATACATACAAGTCATTATGCTTGAAGGCTTACACTACTTCAGGATTGGCTTATGTTTATTTTTCAACTTCAACAGTCAATGGTGCAGTAGTTGTAACAACTACCAAGCCCACTATGTGTCCATAACGATTGTTTTCAACCTCTGCCCCTTTATGGGGGCAGAGAGGTGAAAATAACCACACCAAAATAAAATGAAAATAGAATACATATTCTTATCGCTAATTCTGATTATTTCTTTATTCACTATTAACAAAATAGACAATAAAACAGTGTTGGGTTCATCTATGGACTACAACGAGCCAGCGCATATAAGCCAGACAACCTCAACTGTGGGAAATTATCCAGCAGTTAAGACAGTCATTATGGCTTCAAGCTCGGCAAGAAGTTATGCCATTATCAAAAATGATGAGGCAGTAGTTGACATTTATATTCATTTAGGAGATGCAACTGCGACCCTTGCCAATTCTCATAGACTTAAACCGACAGAGAGCTTTGTAATTGACGGAAACAACCTATACAGAGGAAGAATTACAGCTTTTGCTTCATCAGCGACTGCTACCGCCATTTCAATTTTAGAGGCTTGGTAATTTTAGATTAAAAATATATGACATCAGAAATACGCCCGGGATTTATTTTGCCTATTGTTAAGCAACTTCAGAATACTACTGAAACAGACACTTACTATTTAAGGGCAGTAATCAAGGACACAGTAAAAGGAACTGTTTTAAAGACAGTTAATTTAACTGATGAAGGCTCTTACAGATTTAGATATGACTGGTCTGTGCCTAGCTTTTCTAATGAAACATATATTGACATTAGTGTTACCGCCTATACCGATAGTGGTTATACTCAAATTTCGTCTTATTACGGAACTTGGACAGAGCAATATGTTATTAGAAATCAAGTAAATTTTGGTGGTGGAGGTGGTAGCGGACTATCCTATTCAGACATTGAGAGAATAATCAAGGCAGAAATAGCGAAAATAAAGATACCAGAATACAAGGAAACTGATTTAACGCAGGTTTTGGCTATTTTATCAGAACTTGCGAAGAAAAATGTTGATTTAAGCCCTTTATTATCGGCTATTGAAACGAACAAAGCTAATTTAGAAAAGAGAATTGACGGTATAAGAATGCCCGAGTTAGACACTAAACCTATAATTGACGCTTTAGGCGAGAACTTAACAATGATAAGAGAATTAGATGGAAGTATTAAAGCTGACAGAGAACAGGTTAATAGTGCTGTTAGTAACATTAAAGAAGCTTCGGACAATTTAGATACTATTTTAGAAAAAGGAAAGAATTATTTTACAAAAGATATTGATAGATTAGAAGAAAAGATTGATAAGATTGAAAAAGAAGTTAAGGGTATAGCAAAGGGTATACCAGTATCAGTTGTAATAACTAAACCATTAAAAGATGAAAACGAGTAAACTTGTAATCGCATTATTGTTACTAGGAAATATAGTTTTTGCGCAGACTATACCGCCAATGTCGCCTTTCAAGTCTAACGCAACAAGCATACAACCAGTAAACAAAAGCCTTGAAACTGTTTTGTTTAGAGGACTGACTGTTGGCAACTCAACATCAACCCTCGCAGGAACGATTCGTTGGAATGGTTCAGGTTTTGAGGGATATAATGGGTCAGCTTGGGCGGCGATTGGTGGTTCAACCGTTGATGCTTTAACAACTTCAACAGTATTTGCTGGTGATGTTACAGGAACTTCGTCATCAATGCTTTTGTCAAAAATACAAGGCAGAACTGTAACAACAACACAAAATCCGTCTGTTGGATATATTCTAAAATGGAAAGGAACATATTGGGATTATACCCCAGATGATACCGGCGCAGGAGGAGGGATAACAACCTTAAACGGACAGACAGGTTCTACCCAGACAATTACGACTTCTACTTACACAGGGTCGGTTTTTTATATAAATTCCGCAGCAGATACTACATATTTGAATATTCCTAGTAACCCATTATTTACAGGAGTATCAACAACATTTTTAACTTTAGGCTCTGGCACAGGAATTTTAGAGTCAGTCGGTGGCAAGGTGGGAGTAACAACTTCTGTCTTTGCTTTACAGTCTGCTTTAAGCGGATATGAACCGACAATTACTGCTGGCACAACAGGGCAATATTGGCGAGGTGATAAGACTTGGCAAAATACTTCAACCTTATTTGGTTATACTCCTATTTCACAAACACAATTAGCCTTGTATGTTGATGGCTATTTGGCTTCAACTACGCCCTATGTTTCTAATACTTACGCAAGCACAACTTTCGCTACTAAACTATTTGTTACTGACGGATATGTGGCCAGCACGACTTTGGCAAGCTATATTCCCTATTCTTACGCTTCATCTGTTTTCGCCACAAAGGATTTTTTGACTCAAGGCTATGTGGCTTCAACTACTCTTAACAGTTATGCGACTAAATTATTCGTAACAGACGGATATGTGGCTAGCACTACTTTGGATAGTTATGCGACTAAACTTTTTGTTACACAGGGTTATGTAGCCTCAACCACGCTTGATAGCTATATGCCTTATTCCTATGCTACATCTGTTTATGCGACAAAGAACTTTGTCACAACTGGCTATCTTGCTTCCACAACACCTTATGTGTCTAACTCTTACGCTTCAACTACTTTCTCTACTAAAGACTTTGTTACGCAAGGTTACTGGGCTTCAACCACACAGAATTTAAGTGTAACTAATGTAACAACTTCTAAACTATGGATTACAGGTTGTACGAATAATCAAGTAGTCATTTCAGACTCTACTGGTTATATGAAGTGTTATGCAACTTCGGCATTGGGAATTACAGGAGGTTCAGGAACGACTGACCACGCCGCACTTTCTAACCTTGATTACGCTAACGCTGGACATACAGGATTTGAACCGACTGTGACTAAAGGGAATCTTTCCGCTTCTGGCGAAATAACTGTGACCAATGGAACTGGGGCGGTAATAGGAACAGGAACGTCAATTAAAGTCAATACTTCTACGATTACCAATGGCGAGATTACTAAATTAGTGACTCCAGATGCGGTTTATGACTTCGTCAATGAAGGATACGCCCCGACTACAACTGCCGTGACTTCAACCTATACAGGCGCACTTTCTCTGAAAACCGTATCCTCTACTGGAATTACGACTCAATTTTTATGGGTTACTGGTTCGTCTGTCTTGGGTAATGCTTCGTCAACTAATCTAACAGCAGGCGATATTTGGGGGACTAATCTTTTAGGATTTACCAATATTTCTGCCACCAATGCATCTACAACCAATCTGACTAACTCTGGAAACGCTTATCTTGGAACTGTTAAAAGCGGAGTTTGGAACGGCACTGTAATTGGAGATGCCTATATTACTAAAACAGGTGCTTGGACGGGAACGATTGATGGAAACAACTTTTCAGGGGCTATTGCGCAAGGAGAGATAATGTATGGAACTGCGGCTGGGGAAATCGGAATGCTGGCTAAATCTTCTGACGCTACTCGTTATCTTTCCAATACAGGAGGGGATAATAATCCTGCTTGGGCGCAAATCAATCTGGCTAATGGAGTAACAGGAAACTTGCCGATACTTAATGGTGGAACGGCTACAACTACTTGGGTAAAAGACACAATAGTATTTGTGGGCAATGGACAACTTACTTCTGACCCTGATTTCAAATACACTTCCACTACAAATGTTTTAACTTTTGTAAATGGGTCGTCTACGGTCTTTACTGCCCCGACACTTTACTTTACTAACGCTTCTGGAACTTCTTTAACTGCTTCTGGAGATATTTGGGCAGGTAACCTATATGGAGTTTCAAAAGCCATAATCACTAATGCATCTACGACCAACATAACGGCTACTGATTTATGGGCGACTAATATTTACGGAGTATCACAACTAAATTTCACTAACGCATCAGGCACAAATGCCACTTTCTCTGGCAATTCCTATTTAGGCACGGTTAAGAGTGGAACTTGGAATGGAACTGTTATTGGACTTACCTATGGAGGCACAGGCACTACAACAGCGCCATCGACTGACCAAATCCTTTGGGGAAATGCTGGAAACACTTATGACTTACGAAGATTAGTAGCCGGCTCAAACATTACCATTTCAACTTCAACCGCTGGACAGGTAGTGATTGCCTCAACAGCAACAGGTGGTGGAGGCGCTAATTATGACCTTATTTGGGCAACTACGGCTACTAATGGCTTATTGATAATCCCCACCTCCTCAATGTCTATGCTAACCGCCGACTTTGCGATTGGCTCTAACGCTACTGCCACAGCGCCCTTTTGGTGGGACGTTTCTGCCACAACCTCTTACATAGGCATAGCAGGCGCAGGGGACGGAGCAATAGACTTTACCCATAACGGAACGCAAGCCATAAGTTTGGGATATGATTATTCCGCTGGATATTTTGCCTTTGCCACTAATACAGACTTTGCCAATCCTATAATGACAATGAATACTTCTTCCAAAGCTATTGGCTTTGGTGGATTTACAGGGAGCATTACTCTTTGCAACTTTGGGACTTCCACGGCTGTAACCACGACTATTTCCTTTGCTTCCTCAACCGTGCCTTGTTATTCCAACGAAGGAATAGTGAGATTGGCGAGAGCCACGACCACTTTGGAAATATCCGACCCGCCTTTATTCGGAAAATTTGATTTGACCATTGTTCAAGGCACTTCCACGACTTCCACGGTTACTTGGGATAGCGAGATAGCGTGGGAAGGCGGATTTATTCCTTCCCTTCCTTCTGGGACTTCTTCAGTAAGCATACTTTCCTGCCAATACAAAGGTGCGATGATTGATATATCGAATAAAAAATATATCTGCCAATTGGGCAAAGATTTCAAATGACGAAACTGCAACAAACAATTTTAGGGATATTGGGCATCGGTGTAGCTTTGGCTATGGGAGGTTCGCAAACAGAAAAAGGCGGACTTTTGTATGACGGAATATCCGCCCCGAAAGTGGCAGAGAAGTTTGCCAATGCCCCTGTTGAGATTAAGGGAAAATACCAAATGCAAAACACCGCCTTAAAGATTGAGGCGGCAGACAAAAACAGCATTGCGGTAAAGATTGGCGATGAAACTAAAAGTGAGTTTGAACCTGTTTTAACTTTGAACAAATGGGATAAGACCACGGAATTAAGGATTAAACCCAAAGGAATTGAGCAGATTGCCTTAAAGGATAAGGATTTGGCTTTTGAGGGCGATAAGATAAAATTTTCCACTCCTGATATTGAATATCATTTCTACGATGCACCGACTTCAACAGAAGAAGGAGGTTATGAATATGAAATAGTTTTGAACAAATACACCACAAACACCTTTTATTCTACCATAGATAGCACAGGATTAGCGTTTTACAAGCAGTTGCCTTTAGACCAAGAAGAACACAGGGAGGGCGAAACTTGCACAGATACAGAGTGTCAAAAAGACGGAGTGATTACATCTCAACGCCCTGAAAATGTTGTTAATTCCTATGCTGTTTATTACACAGGAAGCTCTGGCGATTATACTGCTTTAGGGGGATATAACTACAAAGCAGGCAAGGCTTACCATATTTACCGAGTGAAAGCCATTGACGCTGACGGAAAAGAATTGTGGTGCGACCAGAATATATCAGGCAATACGCACGAAATAATTTGCGACAACAACTGGTTACAGAACATAGCAGTTTATCCTGTAAAAATTGACCCAACTTTTGGATATACGACCAAAGGAGCAACTGAGAATTTTCCAAGTTCAAATAACTTAAAATGTGCAAAAGGAACTACTGGGGCTGATACTACAGGAACTAATGTAACAAAAATGACCATTGCTTCTTATGTAAGCTCTGGAACAGGAAATTTCAAGGGAGTAATAGTGGCAAGTTCAACAAAAACAATAATAGCCAATGGAATAACTAATGCAAAAAATATCGGAACTACACCGAAAGACTTTTCTGATTTTGTTTTTTCAAATAATCCAATAGTTTCTGATTCGACAAATTATTGGGTTTGTGTAATTTCTGATTCTAATTGTGTTATTTTATCTGATAGTGGTGCAACTGCAGATGACCATTTTGATGATAATTCTAATTCTTATTCAAATCCTACTGACCCAACTGACGGAACACAACTCCCAGCCCATTATTTTAAGTCTATCTACGCCACCTACGAACCTGCCTCCTCTCGCAATTCCACCCAACAAATCAACAACGGTCGCATACAAATAAACAACGGCAGACAGCAAAGATGAAAAAACTGATTTTCACAATTTTAACGCTTGCTTCCCTGCTTGTTTGGTATTCATACAAAGACACGGTTTTAGGAATAGAAATATACGAAAATGAAGTAAAATTCACCACGATAGGAAAAGAAGTGGAATTGGAATTAAACGAAATTCCCAGCAAACGGACTGAAAATTCCATTGTCATTTTCAAAAGAAATTTAGGAGATGACAGGATAGAAGTCGAGCATAAATTTTATGAAAAACCCCAATTCTACAACGAAAACGGAATATGGAAATATATAGAATACAAAACTGAATCGAGATTTGCTTATGAATTGAAGCACGGAACAAGGATAGTTTTCGGGGAAATAGCTTATGCTATAAGCGGAAATATTACCTTTTATCCTTCGGCAGGAGACGGATATGTAAGATATACAAATGGAGCTACTTGGTCAACTGCCAGAAACGCCTTAGCTGGAAACGGAGCAGATAGGTCAACCTCTCTTATTTATTCTCCTTATGTTGGAAAAACAAGTGGAGGATATTTTGATATATATAGATTTTATTCTCCATTTGATACTTCCGCCTTGCCAGACAATTACAGCGTTAGTGCCGCACAACTTTGCGTATGGGTTTATTCCAAAGCCGATGGGGATAATGACGGAAACGACTGGATAAACGTATTTAAGACCAAACAGGCTACTTATTATAATTTGGTAAATGCCGATTTCAATATAGCGACAAAATGGGAAACGACTACGGCAGGGGCTACCGCCATAGATATAGGGGATATAAGCACTGGAGGATACAATTGTTGGAATTTTAATGCCACAGGCATAAGTTGGATTTCCAATACTTCTTTTACTCCGATAGGGCTTTTAGAAGGACACGATGATATAAATAGTGCTTATGCTGGTGCTAATAATACATCTAATCATATAAGAATATATACTTCAGAAACGGCAGGAACAACGAAAGACCCATATCTTTTAGTCACTTATTCCCCTTCCGTGGAATGGCTGAAAGATTATAGCGGAAGAATAAAGGTTTTTATGCCGGCATCTAACGTCCCTACAAGCAGTGAGGGATTTCCTTATGAGATAGTTTTGGCTACGACATCGGGATATACTTTGCAACAAATGCAATGGATTTTTGACCAAATGAATATTTCAAATCCTTGGCAAAAAATACAGCCGACTACAGATGACGGAATAACCCAAATGTATGGAGAAGTCGAGGAATGGAATACTACGACAAAAATGGCGAGGTTATGGGTTTCCAAATTAGGGTGGGCGCCTTCGACTACTTCCAACGCTTATTTTTATCTTTATTATGATAAAAACCACAGCCCTACTACCACTTACATAAGCAAGATAAAAGAAGGAGCGAATGGAAATGTAAACGCTTGGAAGCCAGGATTTTTCCAAAATGTTTTTAACTTTTCCAATACTACCACCGATAGCATAAATGCTTCCGCAGCAACTATTACAGGAACAGAAGCTTATGCAACAGACGAAAAAGGATTTTCCAATTCCGCTTTTGATTTTGACGGATTTACGTATATAACTCCTGCAACGCTTCCAACTCCTACAAGCTCCATATTTATCAATACTTTCAAAATAACAACTCCTCCTCCTGGAACTTATACATTTTTCGATTATCATTTTTATTATCCTGGCGACCCAGCTAATACATCTATAAGGACATATTACGAGCAAGGATTGGGAACAAGCAGCATTTGCATAAATATAGGGGAAGAATTAGGCTCTTTCGATTGCGGAGATTGGGCTGCTGACGGAGAATGGCATAGTATGTCCGTCCATTTTAGACCAGACGGAGTTGGATTTGTAAATTGCGTTTATGTGGATACCGTAGAAATAGCTTGCGAATCTCCTTTTTCTGCCGACCCAGGTATACCTGCTTTTATTATAGGAGCAGAACACGATGGTTCTAATCCATTTTTAGGTTCTATGGGATATTTTTGGGTAAAAGGAAGTGTCGAAGGGGACGATGACGAATGGTATAAAAGCCTTTATAAGAATTTCCAAAATAATTTAATAGAATATTTGCCAAATTATAAAATGATACATTATTAAAATGACAGATTTTGAGAAAGAAGTCGTGCAAAGATTGACGAGAATAGAAGAAGCCTTTACTGGCTTTTGCGCCAACTTTTCCGACTTAAAAGGCACAATCAAAAACCACGAAGAAAGACTACAAGCCCAAGAGAAGAATTGGGAGGGATTTATGGGGAAAGTGAGTGTAATAATGATGGGCATAGTGATTATATGGAGTTTTTTACAACCTATACTAAGTAAAGCAATAAGCAAATGAGCAAATACTTTGGCGGATTAAAACCTTTGCCACAGGATCAAAGAGACATCAAGTTTGGGGCTATATTTAAGCCATTAGACCTTTCTAAATTGCCTTACAGGTGGATTGTGAAAGAACCTTTGACTATTAAAGACCAAATGGAAACTGATTTTTGCACAGCTTGCGCTTCTACTGCTGTATCAGAAGACCAAGAATTGATTATTTTTAGCCCAGAATGGCAGTTTGCGGTGGCTAAACAAGGGGATTTGGGGTGGGGGTGTGATTTACGCCAAATGGCACATAGTTTGATTAAATACGGCAGTTTGCCAATGGATTACTCGCCTTACGCTTTTGGCGAAAGGACAAGGGACTTTATGGCAGACTATGCCAACTGGCAACCAGAATTGGAAAGAGTGGCAAAACCTTATAGGAAAAAATCTTACGCCTTTATTGACCCATACATTGGCACAGACTTGTTTGACACCATAAGGATCGTGCTTTACAAAGGAAAATCTGTATTCACTGGCGCATTATGGCGAGATAGCTGGACTTATGCTGCCGGCGGACTGATACCCAAAGAATACGAGGCAAACGGATTTGGACACGCTTTTAAGATAATGGGATATGACGGTGGGAATTTGATTTTACAATTATCAAACGGCACAGACATAGGCGACAAAGGATTATTTTATATGCCCCGTGAGGTTGCCAACAAAGAGCTGACATTTGGTTGTGTAACCTTTACCGACATAGACAAAGACGAACTGGATTACCGACAAAGATACCACAAAATTATCGCCAAACTTTTAGCTTTACTTAAAAAATTATCAAAATTATTATGACACTTACAGAAATAAAAGCGTATTACGAAAGTAAAACAGAACAAGGCACAGTAGATGATGCTCAATTCCTAATTGACGCTAATGTAGCTGACCAAGAAATACAAAATGAATTAGGGCAACCGACTTTCGCTGAAGGCACACCACAGACTGTTTCAATAGGCTCTGGCTATTTAGCTGGAAGTGCTTTGAACGCTAGTTTTGCTGAAATTGAAACTATTACAGACAATAATGGTATGGTTTACAAGGAAAAACCGTTTTCTTTAAGAGAGGTTTACAAAAACTTTCCGTATTATTATTTTATTGATTATGATAATGGGAATGTTTACTTTACTGGTTCTGGCAGTGGCACGGTTACTATTTACTTTACCCCTACTCCGACAACTTTTACGGCTTTAACCGATAGCCCTAGTTATCCGACAAAATTTCACTTGCTTTTGGCTTATAAGATGATTATTAACTACTTTTTAGGCGAAGATTTAGACGACATTAACCAAACTAAAGTAGCGAATAGCTGGGGAAATAGATTTCAGAAAATGCTTGACGCTTTGATAGATTGGGACGCAAGAAATAAATGCCGACAAGCTAATGATTAAAACTTTATCAACAAAAAACTTTGTAGATGGTTTTATAAACGCTATTGAAAGCCGTTCTATTAAGAGAGGGGCTATGTCTGACGGCATAAACTGGGAAGCCATAGGTGACGGATTAAGACTGCGATATGGCTATTCTGTTTTAGGAACTTACCAAACTGCGACAGGAAAGATTAACGGATTATGCACTGCAGTTAAGGAAAACGGAGATGAGATTTATTTTAGAGCCAGAGCCTTAAAATTAGAATATTCAACCGACAAAACAACTTGGACAGAGATAGGGACTAACCTTTTGTATAACGAAGATACAAGTATTGAAAATTATGTTTCTCAAGCAGGCAGATTTGTTTATGTGAACTCGCCTAATTTAGGACATATTTATAAGATAGATATTTATCACCCAGCAGACACTACTGATGTGTATGTTGGTGGGACTACAAATTATTGTGGTTATATGAAGATAGTCGGTGATGCAATGTGGGTATGGGGAGTTTTATCATCACCTCAAACACTATTTAGAAGTTGCCGAGATGCAAGAAATTATCAAGCTATTACAGGAGAGTCAATGGGAACTGGCAATGGTGGTAAAACATATTCAGGGACTTTGGCTTTTAAGGCGGGCGGGGCAAGAAGAACTTGTTTTGGACTTAATGCGGTTAAAGACGAAGACTCTATTGAAACATTTACTGATAATAGAGATGGAACACTTAAAGGAAGTGCAGGTGGAACTGGGACTATAAACTATACAACAGGGGCTTTTACCTTGACTTTTAATGCAAATGTGGGTGTGGGAAAGGCAATAACAGGCAGTTATTTATATATTGATGACGCATGGTTCTCTACTCCAAAAGGAGGAATTGCTAATTTTTGTTATTCTGCCACCAGAGTTGCAATGGAGGGAAATTTCTTCTTGCAACAAACAGGCGGTAAAATTTCCTCAATAAATTCATTTGATAACGATATTTATGTTAGACACGAGAAGAACTGGTATAAGGTAACACAAACCGCAGACGATACCTCGTTTACTAACCTTGTTTTCAGAGATAATTTAGGATCGCCTTCTTTTAGAGGTTCTTTTGCGACAGGAGATGGAATTTACTCTGTTTATCAAACAGACACAGGCGCACCTCAATTTGGCATTATATCCTATCAAGACAATACGACCAGATTAGAACCAAAAAGCCTTTCAGAAAAAATAGAAGTTAATAACTATTTATTTGATAAAGCCGTTGTTTATGAGTGGGGAGATTATGTGTTTTTTTGTGGCAGAGAGTCAAATTCAACTGAAAATAATGTGATGTTTGTTTGGGATAAGAAATGGCATAATTGGAAGACTATGTTTAATGTTTCGGCAAATTGTTTTGAAATTTTTGATGGAACACTTGTTATAGGAGATAGTGTTTCTCAAAATACTTTTCAAATGTTTGACGGATTTGCAGATTATACTTCTGATATTACTAACTATGTTGAATTGTCTGATGATAATTTAGATGAAGAAAGTTTGAAAAGATTATACAATTTAAGATTAACAGGCGAGATTTCCAAAGACCAATCGTGCAAAGTTTACGCCAATATAGATAATGGCGGTTGGGTAGAATTAGGAACAATTAGCGGGAGTGGCGATTATGTGGACTTTGGACAAGCTATAACCATTGGAAGCCAATTAGTAGGCGCAGGAAAGATAGGCGGATCAGACAACTCTGCTACTGTTTATAAGTTTGACTATATGCTTAAAGATATTCAGAAAAAAATAGATAAATTTGAATACATTAAATTAAAGTTTGAAGCCCAAGGGGCAGGATATATTAAAATTTCAGAATATGCTTTCTGGGATTATAGGATAAAAGAAAAAAAACAACCAATAAAATATAGAAATATATGACCATAATACAAACAATAGGTGCGTGGATAGCGTCAGCGGGGATATTTATCGGGTCTTTGCTGGGTTATTCTCAACCTTTGGGAAATATCCCACAAGCAACAGCGTTGTTTGAAACATCTTTGCAAGCCCCGATAACCTCGTCAGACACATCAGCCACTCTGATTTCAGGAACGACTAAAGACGGCAATTCTCTATCAGGGATTTACGGATTTATTATAGACGAGGGAACGAGTAAAGCCGAAGTTGTTATTTGTGCCGCCTCTGGCACTGCTTTAACAGCTTGTAGGCGTGGTATTTCGTGGGATAACGGAACTTCAACTGTTGCCGCTAATCAGAAAGCCCATAATAAAGGCGCTACGGTTAAAATTACTGACCATCCGACACTAATCCAGATGGATAACATTTTAAGAGGAACTGCACCGCTTTACTCAACAATCTACGGAGCTTACGCTGTCGCAAGCCCGTCAAGCACTGCCCATATTGACCGAGCTTATTTAGACAGCACTTCCACTAACTATGTAAGTGTGGCGGGGAGTCAAACTATTACAGGGCAGAAATTCTTTACTGCCACTACTTCGTTTACCAAAGCACCCACTTCAGTATCCCCTATTGCTTCCGATGAGCTAGCCACAAAAGGATATGTAGATAGCGTAGCCATAGCTGGTAGCGCTTCTTCTTCGTTAACAGTTTATGGAATATCTAAATTAAGTGCTGCACCTGCGGATGCTAATATTCCGATAGCCGTAGGGACTAATGACACTCGTTTGGATAACTATATTTCAGGAGTGGCAAGTGTGGCATCCACAACTTGCACTACTTCATTAGACGCCGATGAGGATATGCTGGTATTTGCAGAAGGATATACGGGGGCAGGAAATTACTATATCTGTATTAGATATGCTTCTGTGACTTCTACGATTGCTACAGGCAAAGAAGGAAATTCTAACTCTTGGGGACATATAACAGGATATTTTGACAATTCCTCTACTTCAGCCGCAGTTGTGACAATCGCACTAACTTCTTCTTCTACTTGCCCAGCGGAGGCGACAGGGCAACTATCAGACGGACAAATAACTTATATTAAAATTAAATAATATGGCATATAACATTTATGACCAGAATGGAAAGATTAGAAGTTATAAATCCTCGTTGGATTTAACTCCTATTCCGACACCGACTATTTCACCGCCTCCTGCACCAAAAGCGCCTACTTTGCCCGTTTCTGCTTATGGTTCAACTGATGCTAAACAATTACAAAGAGATGAATTGTTAAGGGGTGTGGCTAACTACAAAAGCCCTATTGCTTTGCCACAACAAACTACTGCCGAACAAGATATTGCGGAAGAAAAGAAGTTAATGGATTTAATGCAACCGCAAAAGCAAGGAATGATAGACGCTATAAATCAAGCATATATTGTGCCAATTCAGGAAGCTCAACAAAAAGCTAAAGCACAAGTAGCAAGGTCTATGGCATTAGCTAACGCTGCTGGATTAGCGGGAAGCCCATCAGGATTAGCCCAAGTGCAAGAACAAGAAAAAGCAAGCCAGCAAAATGTTGATAATGTTTTAGCAGAAAAGAATTTGAAGATACAAAGCATTTATGGTGATTTGCAAAAAGAAGCCCAAACAAGATTAGCGGCTAAAAAAGCCGAAGATTTTGGCAATTCTGAAAAGGCTTTACAATTAAGGCAAACATTATTAGAAAATGCTAATAAGAGATTGGCAAGCTTATCTAGTGCAGGAATATCGTTTGAAGACTTGAAAAAATCAAACCCCGACTATGTAAACTCTTTAAGAGAGGACTTGGGTATGTCTGATTTAGAGATAGACGCTTATTTAACTGGAAAAAATAAAAGTGTTAAAGACTGGAAAACCCAAACTATTGGAAACAAGACATATATTATAAAAATGTATGATGACGGCACAATAGAAACATCAGAGTTTGCGACTGATATGCAACCTAATGAAGAATTGAAAATTGTTGATGGTGTGCCTTATGCCCAGTTTACTAACGATAAAGGAAACATAGAATTAAGACTCGTGCAAGGATATACTGAAAGTCCAGAGAAAGCCACTGAAAGAAGATTAAAAGAGTCGCAAATGTTAAAGAATTATGCGGATATAAAGCAAGGTAGTCAGACAACAAGTGGGGCTACTAGCGAAGCTGCCGATACAATGAATTTAACCGAAGCTATATTGAATGATAAAAATTTTGATTTAGCTTTTGGTGGACAAAGAGTTAACCCTATTACATATTTGCCAGGAAGTAACGCTTATGGTATTAGAACACAAGTTGATCAGTTAATAGCGAAACTTTCTTTGGCTAACAGGGGTAAACTAAAAGGTTCGGGTGCAATATCTGATTTTGAAAGCAAAACATTAGAAAAGGCATCTTCGGGGCTAAATGTTAATATGAGTCCACAAGCGGCTAGAACGGCTTTAAGGCAAGTTAAAGGAGTTTTATCAACAATGAGTGGTAATTCGGCAACCGTTAAAATGATAGATCCAAAAACAGGAGAATATCAGTTAATAGAAGCTGATAGAAATGGAATTGAAAAAGCGATAAATGATGGAATTATAGTAGAATACCAATAATATGAACTTTGACAAATATAAAGTATCTACAACCAGTAAAAAACAGGTTAATTCCTTTGAAAAATATGGTAAGCCCGTTGGAGATATACAAGCAGAAACAACACCAGCGGAAGAACAAGACAAAAACATATTTATACGGGGTGGAAACTATATCGGAGAAGGGATAAAAGATTTTGCTGGCAATAGAGCTATTGAACAAGCAAAACAGGGCAAGGATATGAGCCGTGCTGATTTTGGGACTTTATTAGCGTCAAACATTGCTGGAGAGGCAGCAAAAACTGTTGGAAACATTGCTGGTAGTATTTCAAAGTCACTAGTAAAAGTTCCAAGAACTTTATATAATTTGCCGAACTATATTGCTGGGAAGGGAACGCAAGGAGAGCAAGATTTGAATTTGCCTATTTTGGGTAAAGTTGAAACATACCCAAAAATGATGCAACAGCAGGCAAAAGACCTTGAGCCAATGTTTGGGAAATACGCTACGCTAGCAGCTGGCGGATTGACTGCATTAGAAGCTGTCGGAGATGTTGCTGCCATAGGAGAAGGCGCACAATTTGGCTTGAAAGCATTAGTTTCACTTCCTAAAAAAGTAGGATCGCCCAATGTTAAAGAATTAAACAAAGCCGTTAGACCTGGTGCGATGAAAGCCGAAAACCTTGAAAGATGGAATAAGAATATAAAAATAGCATCAGAAGCAACAGCTAGACAATTAAAAGAAAATGCACTTACCAAAGAAGGTGTGCAAAAAGTTTCTTCCTTGGATAACCTTTACGATTTAGCCAAACAAACTAAAACAAACATTTGGAATACTGTTAAAAAACTGGGGCAAGAAAGCGGGAAAGAAATTGCTATTTTAGGAGATGACATTGCAAAAGCGTTAGACGATGTTATTACTCCCGAGATCACCAGAGAGAACCCTGCTATTTTGAAAAGATTAGAAGAACTAAAAAGCGCTTATAGAGGAAGCAGTTTAGATGTAGCAGAAGCTGAAAGCATATTAGAAAGCAAGAATGCTGCATTACAATCTTATTACGCTAATAGAGGAAACGCATCAGCAAAGTATAAAACAGATTGGGAATTAAGAGCCGATGAAATAATTGCAAGAAAATTAAGAGAGGGACTAAATAACGCCATTGAAGGTTATAGTGGGCTTAAAAAAGAATATGGCGCATTAGTTGAATTTACCGATAAAGTTTCTCGTAGAGTTGGAACATTAAAAGGACAAGAAGGAAATACAAACTTAGTGCAACAATATAGTTGGGTAGAAGGAGTTGGCAGAGCCGCCCGAGATTTAGGAAATGGTGACTATGTCGATGCCGCAACTGAACTTTTAAGAATACCAACTGCTAACGCTTTAAAATACCTTAACAGTGCTGATTTTCACGCTACAAAAGCATTTCAAGATTTAGATAAGTCTGGAATGTTTGACACTTTAATTAGATTTTTGAATAAAGCTAATATAGAGGGCGGAGAGAAAGCTACAGAATGGTTGAGAAATATTAAAATTCCCGCTGGTTTATCTCTAGAAGATGTAACTGGAAACAAGTTTCAAAACCCTCTCTCAACTAAAAGCAGAATGGGATAAGGTTAATGTATTGAAGAAACCAACCATAAAATAAACAAAATAATCCAAAACCACTTACTTTTGATTATCTGAATAGATATGACTAGAATTGTGGGCAACATATATACGAACAGAATTGCCCCTACTATTGTCCAAAACATATATTTTCCCTAACTATAACCCTTTAATAACTCTTGTCAATAGCACTGTGAATAACTAATTTGACAGACAATCATAGCAAAATATAATTAAGATATGACGACCGAAGTAAAATTTGGCGGAAATCAAGAAATAAAAGACTCACTTAAAAAGCAAATTGAACTAATAATGCGAATATTGCTTTTACTTGGAGTTAGAAACTTTGTTAAACATTTAGTTATTCATCACGAAGCGGGAAATTCTGGTTTAGACAAAATTGACCAGATGTATAAAGCATACGGATATACGCCATCAAGTTTAGGACATTATGCGCCATATACTTGGTATATGGATATTTACGGAAATAAAGTTAGATTAAGAAAAGATTGGGAGGCTGGGGCGCATACAAAAAACTGGAACAACCAAGCCTTGGCAATTTGTGTAGCTGGAAACTATGAACACGAAACTCCTAATTCCATTTTGTTGGAAAACTTGAAAGACTGGCTACAAGATAATAGAAAAAAATATAACTTACCAATGAAAGAGGTTTACGGGCATAAAGAAGTCCCGGGAAACCAGACTTTGTGTCCCGGAAAAAACTTAATGACTTGGATCATAAAATATCGCAATGACACTTGATTATCTTTTTGGAATATTTACAGGAATGGGAATAGGTGGATTTTTGACTGCTGCCTTGTTTTTCCACTGGTTAATGAAAGAAGAATGACTCCCCTACCCCGCCCCGCTCGCTATACCCTTTTTTAAAATAGTCCAGTAATTACAAACTTTTAGCTGGTGGGGTAGGATAGGGGATAGCCCTTTAACAACCTAGAAAGGAGAGTGAGAAGTGGACATACGCCTTAATCAAAGACGGTTAAGCTATGTTGTTGGCGGTGATTATTCCACAGATGAACCTTATGCCTCGATTACATTTTGGGGCGATGTCCATCTTGGACACCCAGCTTGTGATTTGGAAAAAGCCAAACACAATTTGAACTTTGCGGTTGAACACAATATGTATACCATTTTAATGGGTGACTTGTTGGAGTGTGCAACTCGCAACTCTATCGGAGATGGGGTTTACCAGCAAAAGCTAAACCCCCACGAGCAGATGGAAGAGATGATTGAAATTCTACGCCCAGCAGCTGAAAAAGGACTGATACTTGGCTCACACCAAGGCAATCACGAAATGCGCATACAAAAAGATACGGGAATAGACATTATGAAAATAATGTGCAAAGAATTAAAAATTCCCTATCTCGGTTCAGCTTGCTGGAGTTTGCTGAAAGTTGGAATACAATCATACTCAATCTACTCGCTACACGGGGCAACAGGCTCTAAATTCATTTATACCAAAATGAAGTCGCTGGTAGATATTGCCCACAACTTTTCGGCAGAGATTATTGCACAAGGTCATACACACGAAATTGCGCAAGAAGCTATCACCGAGCAATACATTGACAGGCGGTCTGGTTGTGTGAAAGAAAGGAAAAAGTATCTCATACTTACAGGAAGTTATCTGAAGTATGATGACACTTAACGACATAGGTGTCATAAAATCAAGCTATATGCTGGAAACCCCTTAGAGCCGATAATACCCAAACAGTAATCCGAAAGGATAAGCTGAGCGGTTTGAAAAATTATCGGATTGGGCAATCAGCAGGAAAGACTCCTCTAAAATGGAGAATCCTCAGAGACTATATGCTTGACTTAATAAGTTGATAGGATATAATTATTGTAAAAGTAAAAAATAATATCCTATGGAAAAAATATGTCCTGTATGTAAGGAAAAACATAATAACGATACTTATTGCAGTGCCAAGTGCCATTACGATGCTATCGGAAGAAAAAAAGTAGTGGAATGTAATTATTGCCATAAGCAAGTGAGAATAAAGAAAACAAATAAGTGTAAACAGCACTTCTGTAATAAAGATTGTTGGCAAAAGTATTTATTGCTTCACCCAGTTAAAAAAGCCAAAGACAAGCTGGTAAAGATGTATAATGATGGAATGATGGTTAAAGAGATAGCGGAAAAAGAGAAAATACCAGAATCAACACTCAATTATCATTTTAACAAATGGGGTTTAAAGAAAAGAAATGTTTATGATTATGAAGAATACAGAAATGTTTTGCTTCAAATATCAAAACAAAAATCTTTAGACGCAAAAGCCAATTATCTTAAGAATTACAATGAGGGAAAGATTAAGTGGAGAATGGCTCATCGACACGCTAATATGATATGGGGAATAACAGAGAAACCTTGCGAAGTGTGTGGTTGGAATAAGGCGGAAAGAGATATGCACCTTATTAACCCACATATCTTAGAAAAAAATAATGCCATTTCCTTATGTCCGAATTGCCATCGGTTAGCACATAGAGGTCAATTAAAACTTATTAAGAAGATATAGTCCGAACTTATGGGAAACCATAAGAAGCTAGCAGTAAAAGTTAGCGATAACATTATGTATGCCCAAGCCCACGGCTATCCAATGGGAAAAACTGGCTCGCCAAACATCAAACTGGAAAGCCAATCCCACAGGATACATTTCAGGGACTAGGACGAGTGTAGGCTATATGGGGCTACTGGCAAGAAACCTTGCTAATAGAAACTAATGCAAGACTAAACGCCTTGCGGTAGCCCCCAGTTTCTTTTCCCCCAATCGCAAATACGCTAATATTTCCATATTGGGAGGTTGTGAGGCTTTGTATGTCTAATCCCCCCTGCACCCTTTGTGGTCGGGGGAAAGGAAACTGCTTTTTCCCTGCTAATGCGAAAGTAAGGAAAAGGTCGTTTTAATGCCTTTTTAAGGCGATTTCGGGGGTTTAGGTGTTATGACCTACATCTTGCCCCCAAAACACGCCACAGGGGCATTCAAACCCCAAATTAAGCGTATAAATTAAATACACATAACAACTTATGATTTCAAAAGAGTATTTTTTGCTTTTAGTGTCTTTTTTGACCCTAGTGCTTAAACAACTTAATATCAGCTTTCTACCAGAACAGATAGAAGGCTTTGCGTATATTATAGTGCAACTGGTTGGAACAATCCTCGCCTTGTTAAAGATCAAGACCGTGGATAATACAAACTGGTTCGGCGCAATCAAAAAATGAAGAAAATAATAATCTTGGCTTTATTTCTGCTCTTGGCAAATACCGCTGTTAAACAAGAACCTAAAGCCTTTGCCGTAGAAACCCAAGATGAGCCAGTATTAAAAGCTAATGTATATCAGGAGGAAGTCTATACAACAACTAATTCGATTATTCCTGTTTATAACCTACCCATTAAGGAAGAAGTTATCCCTGTGGAGATTGAAAAAGTTGATAAGAACATTGAAGTAGGCGAATTTTACGATTGCCTAATTAAATGTGAGAGTGGGTATAACATTTCTGCCGTTGGTGACCACGGAAAATCACGAGGAATTTTACAATTCCAAAAACCGACATTCAATCGTTTTTGTGTAGAAATTTATGGCATTGCCAAAGAAATCGACTGGCTTGACCCGCTAAAACAAATTGAATGCTGTAAGAAAATGGTTGAGGACGGATTAGAGGAACACTGGACTTGCGCTAAAAAGTGCAGGTAAACAGAGTGGGGATAACTTCCCCACTTTTGTTTTCCACAGGTTAGGATTTGACAAGGTTTTTGAACAAGGTAAAATAATAGTATGCAACAAATCACTACGCACAATTTAAATAATAATTGCCAGAAGAGGTTAGCGGATTTATTGGGCTGTAGTGAGCCTAGTTGCATATCCGCTGACCTTTTTTGGTTGTTATAAGTATGTATGAGCAGGATAATTGGTGGGGCAACAATATGGGCAAGGCAAACATTAGAAAGCGAAGTTTTTTTAAACAAGCCAGACAAGTGGTTTAAGATTTGGTTTTATATAATAAACAAAGCAAATCATATAGATAATGGCAAATTTAAAAGAGGACAAGCCTTTGTAAAATATGAATGGATTACAGAGGGAACTGGGGCTACAAAAGCCCAAATTGACCATTTTATACGGTGGGCGAAGGAGGCTCAAATGTTGGCGACAGAAAAAGCGACACGAGGAATGTTTATAAATGTATTGAAATACGAGGTTTTTCAGGATTTGGATAATTACAAAAGCGACACTAAAAGCGATTTAGAAGCGACACAGAAGCGACACAGAAGCGACACTATAAACAATAATGATAATAATGATAAGAATGAAAATAAAGAGAACATTGCTACGCCACACGGACAGTTAGAAGAAAAACCAAAGGAAAAACCACTAACTAATATCCAACAAGTAGTAAATTACTTTTTCTCCTTAAAGGGTTGGGATATTAACGGAAGCGGTGGCGATAAGGTTTACTCTCGTTATGTGCGCCCTGCCAAAGATTTACTCGGTTTATGTGAGAATAGTGTAAGCGAGGCGCAGGCGTGCATTAAAAAGATAGCTGATTGGGCGGATAGCCGAAATTTGGACTGGGGGTTGGAAACTATATTTAAGAAATGGTATGAATTGGACTTGCTTAAACCCAAAGAAAAAAAGCCGTATTACGAGGGCAACAGGATATTTGAAATGGGTGGTAAAAGGTTTGTGCTTATGCCCAATGGCGAGAAAATGGAATTTGCGGGAAAGGAAAGTGAAATAAAATACAAATGAAACTTCCAAGCAGACAAGAAATAAAAGATAGACAAAAAACAGAAAGTCCGATTGAGGATATTGTTTTAAGAGAATTTCACTTATTGGGATACTACCCTACTCCCCAATACTGGATAGATAAGTATCGTGTTGATTTGGCTTTTGTGGAACATAAGTTGGCGATTGAATGTGATGGCAAAGAGTGGCACGAGGGTAGGGAAGTTGCTGATTTAGAAAGAGATGAGTTTTTGAAAAGTTTAGGGTGGCAGGTTTTAAGAATTTCTGGACACGATATTTACAAACACGCTGATGAAATTGTAAAAGCATTATTGGGAATAGAAGAAATACAAGACAGAAGTAAGAAAGAAAAAAACGAACCGATTGTGCAAATAGATTACGAAAATGACCCTTTGGACATTATTGAGGAAAACGAAGAAAGATTGCACAACTTTGATTTTCCAGAAATTTCAGAAACGCCAATGAAGAAAACAGAAAAAATTTCCGATATAATTAAGAGAAGATATGATAAAAATTTTTAGAAATAATAAAAGTAGAATGTAGGAAGATATGAACCCTAAAATATTCCCCCTAATCCTAATGACCTTAAACATCTGCGCCTCAATCACTTACTTCCTTAATGGCGACTGGAAGCACGGGGTGTATTGGTTGTCGGCTTGTTGCCTGACGGCTTGCGTAACTTTTTAATATGAAAATCTATTCCACTAAAAAATGTAAAACCTGCCAAATGAAAAAATGTTCTGGCAAGGAATTAAGGCGAGTGGGGTTTCGTTTTATTAAATGTCCTAAAAAGAGATGAAAATAGAATTAAATAAAATCTATCAAGGCGATGCTTTGGAAGTATTAAAAACTTTTCCTGATGAAAGTATAGATTGTATAATCACTTCCCCACCTTATTTTAATTTAAGGGATTATGGAGTTGATTTACAAATAGGATTAGAGAAAACTTGGCAGGAATATATTTCAAAATTGACAGATGTTTTTAATGAAGCAAAACGAGTATTAAAAAAAGACGGAACTTGTTTTGTTAATTTGGGAGATAGTTATGGAACGCAAAGTGGCGCAAGTATGGGTAGAATTTATAAATCAGATAAAACCTATATGACTAATCGGGCAAGTGGTGATACTTTATTAAAACCAAAAGACAAAGATTGGCACAAATGTTTGATGATGATACCTGAAAGATTTGCGATAGCAATGATTGATAATGATTGGATATTACGAAATAAACTTGTTTGGATTAAACGCAACGCAATGCCAGAAAGTGTGCAAGATAGGTGGAAAAAAGCCCACGAATACATTTTCTTTTTTGTGAAAAATAAAGATTACTATTTTGACTTGGACTCAATACGAACGCAGCACAAAGCAGTTTCTCTTAAAAGAGCTGAATATGAGCAAGGCAGAAATGCTATGGGATTAAACGAAAGTAGCTTGGGTGATAAGTCTGCTATGTATGGTATGCGCACAAGAGTAGCTAATCTTAACCCGAAAGGTGCAGTTCCGCCAGACTTTTTAGATATTTATACGAATTGTAGCGAAGAAGATACCGTAGAGCATTATGCTACTTATCCCCAAATGTTAATCGCACCGCTTATCAAGGCAGGTTGCCCAAAAGACGGCATAGTGTTGGATATGTTTATGGGAAGTGGCACAACTGCGTTAGTGGCAAAAAAATTATTGCGTAATTATGTGGGGATAGAATTAAACCAAAAATATATTGATATTGCCGAGAATAGATTAAAACAAAAAATTCTTTGTTAAAAAGACCCCACTGATTAAGGTGGGGGTGAAATCGTCTTAAGCCGAATTTACCACGAGCAACACTCGCTTACTAAAGATGACGCTTGTATTGACAAAATGTTACCTGTTAATAACCTATCTATTGACAACACTATTGAACAGGGGTAAAATGAAAGAATAAATAACTTCACCCCAGAGCTAAAAACTATTTGGGGGATGAAATAACTATGGAACTAAACAAAAAAGTAAACATCTTATTACTCTTAACCATTATCCTTTTTTCCTATTGGTTATGGAATATCACACCAAGGTGGGAAAAGAGATGGGATATTCATCAGGAAGACGCTTTAAATTATATTAGATTTTGTTTATCAAATAATTTTTGCCCAGAAGAAGACTGTAAAAACATAGAAATCCAAACCGATATAGTATTAGATAAATTCTTTGCCACAACCACCGCAAGAGTTTGTTATTCCGAAGAATTAGTCCAAACTCGTGGCTGGTTTAGTAAATAAAAACATATGAATAATAAAGTATTAGCAATAGCAAACATATCATTAACAATCCTTTTAGGTTTTCTATTAAATAAAAATGCAAACGAAGGAATTATGGGTGGAGTGGTTGGTGTTTTATGTGTAACAACGAGTATGTTGTATCTTAATATACTTTTCCCTAATTTCTTTAAAAACTAATATGACCAACCCAATACAAGAGTTAATAAAAAGGCAAGATGATGAGTGGGATAAATTACATAATTTAATTTTCAGCCCATATTTAACAAATGACAGAATTGAAGAACTTAATAAGAGAAACCAAGAAGTTAAATATTTCCTATCCCAATGCCGTCAAGAATTATTAGATGAGGTGGTGAAGATGATAAGGTTAGAGGCAGATTGGAATAGCATTTTGTCGGGAGATTTCATAGACAATGACGGAAAAGCCAAAGCAACACTAACAAAATATTTTATAATAAAACAAGATACTATCTCAAAACTAACTAAATTAAAAGAATAAACTTATGAAAACAATAATTTTAACAGAAAAAGATTTCAAAGATAATGTATATTGTGGCAAGCAAGATTTAACCAATATACAAGGCAATCTTAAAATAGAGAAAACAGGATATTGCAGGTTTGAGGGTGATATTTTCGCCAAGGGTTATATTTCTGCCGAGGGTGGTATTTCTGCCAAGGGTTATATTTCTGCCGAGGGTGGTATTTCTGCCGAGGGTGATATTTTCGCCGAGGGTGATATTTTCGCCAAGGGTGATATTTTCGCCAAGGGTGGTATTTCTGCCGAGGGTGGTATTTCTGCCGAGGGTGGTATGTTAAAATCACTATATGGAATTACGGCAGGACTAAGAATATACGCTAAAACAACTATTGAGGCAGGAATGAGGATATTTGCAGGAATTGCTCCTTGGAGTTGGGTTGGCAACGAACATAAAGAAATAAAATGTGGCAAACTTCTTAAAGGGACTATTGCTTATGGAACATTGATTGAAACAGGTTTAGAAGAAGTAAGTTTAAGTGGCAAAGAAGTGGAAGTGAAATTAGGCGGTAAAACTTATAAGGCGATTATCAAGTAAATTAAAAGAATAAGTATGAAAAATAAATGCCAAATTTGTGGAAAATACTTTGATGACAGCGAAACATATGAATATCGTGGGTTTATGGCTTGCGAAAAACATTTTGATGAATTGTGTGAAAAAGTAGATTACAAAAGAAATGAAGTAATGGAGATTACTGAGAAAGTAGTAGAGAACCAAAGAAAAGGAGAGTTTGTAAATAATAGGAGAAAATATCATTTAGGGAATGTGGCTTCCGACGGACTACCTATTATTAAAATTAAAGAACCAAAGATATTAAGTGATTACGAAAAAGGAATTTTATGACCCCCCAACAACTCCAACAACATATTATAGACAAGGGAGCCAAAAAGAAGAATAAATACTTGTGTCAAAAAGAAAAAAAGATGTGTCAGTATGGCGGAAACAAAAGTTATAATTATGGTTTTGTAAGCGGAACATCTGGTTATTGTTTTAAAGACAAAAAGTTTTTAGATAAAGTAAATGTTTGCCCATTAACCACTAAAAAACCTACCCTATGACCCCACTTAAAAATTAAAGAATAAAGAATGAATAAAAGTGGTTGGCAAAATGTTGGCGGGGATACCCAATCGTCCGTAAAAATAATCAAAACCAACGATAGATTATTTTCCACTAACTATTTAGTAATATGAAAAAAAACGAAGCTAAAATCACTCGTGATAATGTAATTGATACATTTAACAAGGCAAGAGAAGCATTGGAAAGGGCGGAAAAATATCAAGATTTTGTTGTTATTCCTATGTTTGCCCAAAGAGAAGAATACAAAAAAGAATTAGACGAATATGTTAAGCAGTGTGAATTATTAAATGTCAAAGTTATTTATCAAAAATACCTATGACCCCACTTAAAGAGCAAATAATAAAAGAAGCCAAGAAATGCTCTAAATGTAATGAAATTTTGCCAATAGGTAGAAAATTTGTTTATTGTAGAAATTGTTATCACAAAAAAGATTTATTAAGAAAAAAGGTATATCGTGATAACCACAAAGAAGAAATAAGAAATTATCAAAGAATATGGAGAAGAATAAAGCGGGCTCCAAATCCAAAATACAGACTTGACCACAATATATCTGCCTATATAGCAAAGGCATTAAGAGGAGACAAGTCGGGTGTTAGTTGGCAATTATTAGTAGGATATACGATAAAAGATTTAATCTTACATCTTGAAAGTAAATTTGATAGTAAAATGTCTTGGAATAATTATGGTTCATACTGGTGTGTTGACCACATAAAGCCTAAAAGTTTGTTTAATTATAATTCTCCAAATTCAGAGGAATTTAAGAAATGTTGGTCTTTATCAAATCTTCAACCATTAGAAAAAATAGAAAATATAAAGAAAAAAAATAAGTATAATCCATTGCCTCTCTAAAATAAAAGAAATATTAAAATAAACTTATGGAAAATATAACATTATCAATTAAATATATAAAAATAGCAGGTATAGTGCTTGCTATTACCTTAATAGGATATTTTGGCTATCAAACTATTGCCTATTTCCAAGAAAATGGAAATCTGACCAAAGAAAACGCCCAATTAAAAAATGTATTAACCACAGGCGCTAACTGCCCTACCCTTATTCTAAACGCTTTGAACAGCACAAAGTCAGAGCAAAACCCTTTGGGACTATTATCCGTGCCTGAAACAGTATTTAACGGCGCAACAGGCACACTGATCTTGCAACCCATAAACTTTATCCCGAATAAATGACTATGCCAGCAAAAACAGAACGGAACAACTTGATAGTTAAAATGCACAAAATGGGATTTTCTTTTAATGAAATCCGCAAACACCTTTTAAGAGAATTTAACGAAGACATTACAAGCCAATGTATTGGGGCGATTTGGAAGAGATACTTAAAGAAAAAGGGCTGTGGAAAACTCAAGAAGTAGGACTATTGACAACACTATACAGGGGAGTAAACTGATAACAAGGTCGACACTATAAAATAACTTATCCCTTGTTTCCTGTTCTGCCCGTTGACTGCGGTTTCTTGATAAGTTTCCGCCCAGACGGCAGAGTGGGAAACAGGGACACAAACTATGAACACATTAGAACTAATAAAAGAACTTGAACAATTAGAAAACCACGATTGCCATTTAACCGATGAAGATAGCTGTGCCACTTGCGAAAGGATATGGGTAATCAAAGCCGATTTAGAGGCAGACGAGAATTTAAGAGCTATTGATAAACAATTAAACACACAAACAGTATGACAAACGAAGAAATAGCAAAAGCCGTTATAGAAAAAAACAAAGAGATATTATTGCAAGTTTTAGAGGACTTACTCTTATCCGCCCTAGATGCCAAAGAAAGAAATGACTGGCGAGAAGGCAAAGGTGAAATAAAACCACCAGAAACAATATGACACCCACACAAGAAGTAGAAAGACAATTTAACCGCCAATTATTCTTAAATAGCTACTACTCTGACTACTATAAGTTTATAAACAGCATACCAAAAATGATAATAGGTGGTTTGGCGATAGTAGGACTAGTAAATATAATTATAATATTATGGATCGGATAGAATTTGACGAAGTTAATCATAGATATACCTATAACGGACAACTTGTGGTGGGAGTAACAACTATTTGTGACCAACTTTCCAAAGACTTTATGGCTCCGTGGGCAGTAAAGGAAATGGAACTTTACCTGAAAGATAACTGGAAATGTGGAAAGAAATATAACCAAATAGAAAGAGACAAGATTATTAAGAAAGGCAAGGTGCAATATAAAGAGAAATCAGACAAAGCAAAGATAAGTGGCAAGATCGCCCACGAATGGATAGAAAAGCGTATCAAGGGCGAAAAACCAAAGATGCCAGAAGATAAAAGTGCCTGTAATGCTATAAGTGCATTTCTTAAATGGAATGATAAAGTAAAGCCAAAATGGATAGCCAACGAAATGATTGTGGCTAACATAGAGGACGGATTTACTTATGCTGGCACACTAGACTTTATTGCCGAATGGGACGGAAAGACATATTTGGGCGACTTTAAGACCAGCTCGCAAATAGGCGAAGGCTACCATATCCAAACTGCCCTTTATCAATATGCGCTTGAAAAGCAGAATGTGAAGATAGACGGCAGATTTCTTTTGAGGCTAGACAAGACCACAGGTGAATATGAGGACTTTTATGTCCCGACACCTTATGCCTTTGATCTTGAAGTAGGCAAGGCGTTATACAATATCCACAAATGGCGAAGTTATATAAATAATAGAAAAAATATATGAAACTTACACTTACACAAGTAAAAGTTTTCCCGGCCAAAGATAAGAGTCAAAGCGACCGTATAGGCATAAAATGCCAAGAATATGGCGACAAATGGCTTTCTGGCTTTATTAAAGACCCAGACCCAAGAGTAAACTGGAAAGTAGGACAACAAGTAGAATGGGAGGTAAAGCCCAATGGCGAATATCTTAATTTAGTTGATCCGCCCAAGACATTAAGCACCCAAAAAGGACTTTCCAATGCCTTGGAAAAAATATTTGATAAACTAGAAAAGATAGAACAAAAGATTGATAATTTGAAAGTTGCTTTCGGAGATGGCGACGAAGAAATAAGTGTTGATGAGATACCACTATGAGCTTCCAAAGATTTTGTGTGCCACTAAATGAAAAGTTTAAGGTTTGGGGATTAGAAGCCGAAGCCATAAGCGACAAAGAATGGATCGTTTACATAAATAAACCATTTACTTTCAAGGGAAAAGAGTGTGTAGGTTTAAATGAGAACTTATTAAGAAAAGCGAGATATCACGGAATCGAGAGGCTTATTTGTTTTATTGAAGGAAAGACAAAAGTTATAGAGATGCCAAGTATAGAGATGATAGAGCAAATGGAAAAGGCTCACGAGTATAATGATCAACCTAGTAATTATAAAGATGGTTCTCCAATGAGAATATACTATTTTCAATTATGAGCTACGCAAGTAAGAAAGGGTGGCAATACGAACACGATATTGCCAAGATGTTATGCAAGCTATTCCCCAATATTAAGTTTGTAAATGTTGGCGGATCAGAAAAGACAAGAAAAGTATTACAGGGTGATGTGGCCGTGATTGTAAAAGATATGAACTCCACAATGGAGAATGTTTGGCACAATCTTTTCATTGAATGCAAATGCCAAGCTCACCCTTGCATTAAAACCATAACTGAAAAGACAGAAAAAGACTCCAAACTCTACGGAAAATGGGGATATGTATGCTTTATTAAGAAACAACAGCAAGGACATAAGGCAACAGAGGAATTAGTAGTGCTTTCCAAGCGTGCCAATGAATTGCTTTTTGGCCATAAAGAAAAGGAAGTTTGCGATATTAAAGAGTTTAAGGAAAATTGTGAAAAACTTGTTTGACACATAATTTCGTAAAATGGTATAATTCGTTATGGACACAAATTAAAAAATAACTATGAGCGATTTTAACATTACACTTTTTGAGGCTTGCGAGCTTTTAAACCGAAGCAAGAAAAGCATTAGCCGTTATATTAGGCGGGGCTTATTGCACCCCGAGAAAGTTAAAAGCCAGCAAGGGACGCTGGAGTATAGATTTAGCAAAGCCGACATAGAGGCTTTTAAGGCACAAGAAGCAGAGCGGGCAGACGAGACAAATACCAAGGCAGAGAATGTATTTGAAACTATAAAACTTATTAGAGAAGCAATTAAAGCCGACACAACCTGTTGGCTTTTTATTGGCAAAAAACTAAACGAACTTAACAAAGACAAAGGGTGGACTGGCTATGCCGATCATATCCACAATATGAATGACTTCATAAAAGATATGGGATTTGGAGTAAGCACCGCAAGAAACTATATGCGAGTGGAAGAACTGTTTGGAGAACTTTGCAAGAAATTGGAAAAACCGCCCTATACACGATTAGTAGAACTTTCACACATAGCAGACAAAATATCTGGGCAAGAGGAAATGTGGGTAATAAAAGCCCTAAACCTTTCGCCACAGGACTTTGAGGACGAAATAAGAGAAGTTAAAGGAAAACAAACTAAAGGCGAATGCGCCCACAAAGAACAAGAAACTTATGGAAGATGCACAAAGTGTGGAAAATTCCTTAAACGATGAATACTACCACCACGAGGGTAAATGCAAGTTAGAGGTAAGGCATAGATATACGCCAGAAACTAATAAGACTTTAACTGCCTTTTACTATTACTGCCATACGCATAAATGCGAAGTTTGCCGATGTGGGTGGCAAATAGGGTGGCATTATGGCACACAATCAGATGAACCAAGACACGATATACACAAAATACGAGAAACAATAAATGAATTTGGACTACAAAAAAGTTCACAACAATTAAAGATGTCTCCAAGAACATTGCAAAGACTACTGCAAAACGACAAAAACTTGACAACAAGTAAAAAATAGTTTAATTTGAATCAAAGCAAATACTATGCCCTGCAAGAGCAAAAAGAAGAAGAAAAAATAACCACACCTGCAAAGGTGTGTTTTTGTTTAATTCCAAGAAATTGGAATATTAGCAGTTATTAACTAGCTTGGGATACGACCAAACTTACGAACAGGGTTAATTACCCACTTAAAAACATCGTATAATTCCCAAGCTGCTTAATGGCTACTAAAAAGAAGAAAAAAAGAAAAGCCCCACTAATTGCCAAAGGAGATTGGATCGTTAAGGTAATAATAAGATAATTATGGCAAATACAGCAGGAAGACCGCCAAAATGGACAAGCAAGGAAGAAATAGAAGCAAGGATAGAAGATTATTTTGAATATAGAGCAAAAAACAATTTACCATTTACCATTACTGGTTTAGCATTGGCACTTGACACAACAAGGGAGTTATTGTGCGACTACGAAAACAAAGACGAGTTTTCCGACACGATAAAAAGAGCAAAGATGAGATGTGAAGATTATGCGGAAACTCAATTATTTACAGGAAAGAACCAAGCAGGAAGTATATTCGCATTAAAGAATTATGGGTGGCGTGATCAACAAAATATTGACCATACATCAGGAGGAAAGCCAATTTACTTACCAAGCGAGATACTAGATAAACACAAAATAAATGATACTCCATCAAGCCCAGAAAATAGTAGCAAAGGATAACCATAGATTTAGAGTAGTAAATTGCGGAAGAAGATTTGGAAAAACAAGTTTAGCCGCAGTAGAAATGATAGGATATGCAATAGCTTATGATAAAGCAAGAATAAGCTATTATGCGCCGACAAGAGATGACGCAAGGGACATAATGTGGAACATACTATGCCGAGAAGCCGAGGAAATAATAGTTAACAAGAATGAAAGCCGATTAGAGTTAGAGGTAAAGAACAAGTTCGGCAACACATCTTTAATTGTATTATACGGGTGGGAAGCAGTGCAGGAACGCAAGAAAGGAATAGGTGTAATGAATAAGTTTATAGTGCTAGACGAAGTTTCGAAGTATAGAAACTTTTGGGAAGGGTGGCAAGAAGTATTACGCCCGACACTAACAGACTTACGAGGCCACGCAATGTTTATAAGCACACCAAACGGATTTAACCACTTTTACGACTTATACAATTTTGAATTAAAGGATAACGATTACAAGAGTTTTCACTTTACCAGTTATGATAATCCATTTCTACCCAAGGACGAGATTGATAAAGCGAAACAAGAGATTACAGAAGATAGATTTGCCCAAGAGTATATGGCAGATTTCCGTAAGCAAGAAGGGCTGGTATATAAAGAGTTTAGCCGAGAAAGACATATTTACGAGAAAGACCCCGAAGGAATAGTAGAAACGATAGCAGGAAT